CCATCCCAGTGGCAGTACACAGAGACTACACTGTGGTCAGGAAGTTCGTAACCGATGCGAGAGCGAGTGCCCATTGGATTTGTTTGAACTGAAGTCAATATAGGGGATTGCAATCAGCTTGACAACCCCCCATGTGACACCTCTTCAAGTGTCATAGTAAGTAGAGAAGTCTGGAGAACAATAAACCATGTCTTCAGACTCATCTGCCCAGGCAAGGAACTCCTCGCCCAATGCAAGAGCATCATCAACCCTATCTTCAGTCATAAGATCGACCATTCTCCCTTGTGCCCACTCAAGGCATTCTGTGACGTAGCTGGTTAGATCTTCCATGGGTTCTTTGTTTTTAGGTGGTGAATGCATCAACGACACGGCTCTCTTCCTCATCCGCGAGCGGGAATTTGGGTGCTTTTTGAATGCTTTCCATAGCCAGTGGATAATACTCAGGATAGTATTCATTGTCCCACCGAACTACAAGATCATAACACTCGTCATCGTGCTCTGCGATGACACAAACAACGCCGCCATACTCTGAAGAGGGGAATGGAACCCAGTAGTTGACGAGGTAGAGAAATTTCATTTTTGGTTGAATTTAAAATGATAAGGGAACAAAAACTATTTAACGATCTCCCAGTGAGAGTCGTTAATCTTGTCAACCCAGAACCAGTAGTCATTGGTTTGGGCTTTAAGGTGCATCATGACTGGAGTATCTCTGTCAACAATGACGACAGGATTACCTTTCAGCATGTTTGCAAACTTGTTTTTAGCCCGACGAGATTTGGGCTTAACCATTACAGTCGATGTCATCGTCAAGAAGGAACTCCTCAATGTAGTAGTCAACGGTCACCTCAACCTTAGCTGCGGCTTCCTCAAGAAGCATAGCATACCGTTCTGCTTCGTGGTGGCAGAACTCGTCTAGTGAAGAATCATGCATGGAATTGAATGCGACTGGGTAATGGTATCACGGGAAGAATGGTTTGTCAAGCACCCGTTCATCCGAAGCAGTCCCAAGAGATCGAACGAAAAGCTCTGTGAACCTCTCCATCTTATCAGGATGGACAGATGCTGGATGATCTTTGATTGCCATTCTCAAGGCATTCATCTCATTCCATTCCTCGTCAGTGATGGGCATTTGCACCTCTTTGTTAGGATATGCTAATAATACATCACTATCTATCATAGCATGTGAAACCAACTATATTCCTTTAGATTTGGTGTTACGTTTCTTAATCTTTGTACCAAAACCCATCGGCAGTCATCTCCCACCCATCATTAAGCATTTCCTGATGGGTCTTAGGACGATAGAACTTCAGTATTTCTTCATACTGATCCTTATGCAAATCCACTTGCTTTTTCATTGGATCGTGGTTAGAATCCCAACCATCATAATACTCTCTTTCTCCCACAACATCATCTAGAGTAGTATCAATCTCAAACTCACGATGACCTCTCAAAAGAGAAAGAACACTGGTAGACTTATCAAGATACTTTCTATGATGATCTACACTTTCTTCCACACATTTTACAATGGTGTCATAAATGTCTTTTGGAGTAAGATCCTCACAATTCAGGGCATCATTCACCCAGTTATCAAGTTGTTGAAGAGAATACTTTCTGTAAGAAAAGTCAGAACTCAGGGGATCGGTGCTCATGTTAAATCCTATAAAGAATTGGATGATTGATCAAGAATAAACGTTTGTAGTCACTGTACAACTTAGAATGATACATGAAACAGAACAAATCAAGGTCTCCCTCCGATAGTTCTGGTAATGTATCAAGTTCATAAATCTGCTTTAGGTTCTCATAGACTTCCATCCTTGAAATAAAGGTCTCATCACTAAAGACCTTTACGTTAGAACGATCCAATCTACGACGCCTTGCAGATGTAACAATTGCCTCCAAGGGCCAGATCCACAAAGTATCATGTTCAATATTTTGAACAATTCTACTTGCATCTGCCAGAACTTCATGAGGATCGCTCGATTCATAGTGATCCAAAAGAAGCGTATCACAAGAACCTTTATACGTTGAAGCATCATCATTGATGACTTCAACATGCTTCAAGAAGGGAGACTTGTTGTATTCATGGTATTCTATGACTTCAGGATTCTTCTCAATCACAGTTACCTTGGTCACATCTGGATTTCTCAGCAACCAAGATTCTCTGACGCCAAATCCCATGCCAGTGCAAATACAATGACCTTTGGCTAGATTGTAATGTGAATAGAATTCAAATGCCTGTGTATGACCCTTAATGTCATAAGACATCCACTCTTTACCACCAACAGTCAGCTTATAAGCTTGCCACTCCTCATCAAAATAGACATCAATTTTGCCATTTTGATATTCAGAGATGAATGGTTCTTGATAGTTAAGTTGTTTCAGAAGTCTTAGCATGATTGTTCGCTATTATATTGTTTACGACACTTCTTCACCGCTTTCAGTTCATCCTTGATGCGCTGATATGCTTCCTCTGGAGGCAGCTTCTTTGCCATCTCCATAGCAATGATGACATCGACTCTGGTTCCAAAGTGTTTGAGTGCTTCCTCGAAGCAGTTTAGTTCTTCATACATCGTAGATTTTCTCTGAACTGAGCATATTATACTGACAAGAACTCAGCATGTCAAGTTTGTTTTCAAGTTCATACAAAGCATTGGTTGTTCCGATGTTCTCTTGGATAAGATGATCAATCTTCTCTTCAAGTCTGTCGATCCTTGATGCCATAGAATCATCTCGAACTCCCCACTTGTTTAAAAACCAATAAGGATCTTGTTTCATAATACACCTACCGATTTAAGATAATTTCTGTATGCGGCAAACCTTTGCCATTTTGGTTGACCTGGGACATTTAATTGGTGACAGATCTCACAGTAACATAACCACTCATACCATGGAGTTGTTGGATCCAGGACATGATATGGGTACGATGTAGTAGTTTGTTGGTGGCTCATCATTCCAATGCCTAATTACTCCTGCAATAATGAAACAGTTAGTGATAAGATAAGTGAGAAATATAACAGTCCGTATACCAGCAATGCTGTCCGATTCTTTGTCATCTTTACTTGCCTTTTCTCCTAGTGCTTTTGCCCACCATCTCCAGACAGTTTTTCTTTTATGCATCTTTCGTGCTCTGCTGATTCATTTTGAATGATTCAACATCACGAATGATTAGTTTTGCAATCTTTTTAGCATCTTCCTCATTCCACGATTCTTGATTGCATCCATCTTGCCACAATCTAAACAACCGTGAGCAGATGCTATCCACCAGCATTTGATAACTAGTCATTTCTTTCCTCCAAGAGCTTTCTAAGTTCTTTTTCCATTTGGATGGATCTACGCCAGACTTTCCATCTAAAATAAGGATTTTTAGGATGCAGCCAGATAAGCATATATGCTCTTGTGTAATTAATACTAACGATTTTTGCAAGCAAATCAATCAGCCTTGCAAAGTTTGGATCCAATGCAACAAGAACTACAAGAACAGCGAAGACCGTATATAATGTATAATAGTATGTACTCATACATCTCTCCGTAACGTCCCAAGATAATCTAGAACATAAGAACGAATGTACATCAGTTCATGATAACACTTTTGATTGTGAGCACATTGCCTCAGTTCAACGTCAGGTTTCAAAACAGATTCAATAAACAAATCAAGTCCACGGTTGAACTTGGTGTCTGAACATTCGTTTTCCATAAGCTTTGTTTGGTACGATACCATTATAGAGGTATTTAAGGGTAAATTAAAAAAGCAACTAATTGCCTTAAGATTAACGTTTCAGTCTGTAAATGTAGATGTGTTTGCCTGGTGTGTCAACATACTTGGCATCACCACGCTCTAGAGCATCCTTGAGGTTCTGTGCAAATGGTTTTAATTTCTTCACACCAAACTTGTTCTCATGATATGTCCTGATTGATTTATCGTGGTATGTTCTACCGTTGTATTCAATCAGTCTTCCCTTGGCAGTCATGCCATGGTATTCAAAGTTAGACGCTTTGTAGATTGTACCACAGTGACCATGGAAACTGTCTGCATAAGAGATTACAGTTTCGTAGTTAGTGTTCTTCTTCATCCACCGCAGAGTCTTACCAATGAAATAACTTTCAGTATTCCTTGGGGTCTTGTCAATGCAGCAGAGTCTACGAAGTTCTACGATCTTATCCTCAGATGAAACATACTTCTTCCAGACATTTGCCATGCCCAGAGAGCCATAAATCATACCACCAATAATATTATTGTCTGCCATGAGAGAGAATGCATTAGACACACGCAATCCATTGACATTGTGTGAATAGTGCCAGGTTTCGATAAAGTCTCTGACAGTTTGTATAGTGGTTGGAGTTACGACAAATTGTTTTACATTGTGATTAGAATAATCTTCATCACCGTAAAACATATCCATAAGCATGTTTGACTTCATCTGCTGTCTCTCTTGATACGCTGACAATTATATCACGAAGTTGTGTGTAATCTATACCGATCCACGACCAAAAAGCTTCGCCACCGATTTGGCGAATTCCACCGCTTTCGTAGTCAAATGAATCACCAAATGCAACTGCAAAGAAGGGCTTAGTTCCATTTGATTTGGTTGTATTGAGAAGTTTTTGGATTGAGTCACCTTTATGTGTTCCTGTTTGGGTGTTCTTGTTTGCTTTTAATTGACCTTCCCATTCTTCATTAATGCGAAGATCGATACCAAGAATCTTGCGTTGCTTCTTGTCAGTGTTTCTGACATTATTTCCACAAGTCTCAGCAATTTCTTGTAAAGCATATCCAAGGCATGTGGTAAACGTCTTTTCAAACGTTGCCCAAATCAGTACCTCAGGAATTGCATCCTTAATCAAATTAAGATTTCCATTGCAATGAAGATTCTTATAGATCTTCATCACAGTCTTCTGCTTAATTGGATGCAAAATTGCCTCAATCATCAGAGCATTAATATCCATCAGGACATAAACTCCTCAAGACCTTTGATCTTGGCTGCTCTGCTGACCCGTCGTTGACCTTTTTGTTTGATCTTGGATCTATTCTGTTTGATAGCTTCTTTAGCTTTTTCTAAGGTTTTATGCACAGAAATCTGCCTTCCACCATAGATAATCATGTACTGATTACCATAGGGCACAGCAGCCCATCCGTCACTTGACACAAATCCATCCATATGCTATGTTGCGGACATCCACATGATACCACACTTTAAGGAGCGTGTCAACCCATGAACCCAGATACCATCAAGCTTCAGAAGATGAGCAGACAGTTTCACTATGAGTCTCAAGCAAGACTTATAGAACAGATGGAACCTGAGGAAGTTCTCAACGCAGCAAAGAGCTACCTCAAGCTGTATCTTCTGCAACAAGAAGCCCTTGAAGGTCTGGGGTTGACATTCGAGGAGGAGTCTGGTACTATATAAGGGTAAGTCACAAGGTTACCATCATGTCAGCCATTATCCAGAAGACTCGGTATCGAATTGTTCTTGATTTAGATGTATATGATGATCTCGATCCCCAACAGATCGATTGGCACAACATTCTAAAGCTTGAAGGAGACGAAGATGTCAGTGTTACAGTTAAAAACCTAGATGACTACCGTTGGTAAAGCAAAGCCCCTCTTCTGAGGGGCTTTTTTTTATAGTCTATCTAATAGATCTTTTAGTTCATCAATACTAATACCCATTAAGTCTAATTGATTTACAAACTCTCTGACAAATGCAATTCTTTCGTCAGGTTCTCTATCATCGGTTAGAGTATCAACAATTTCCCATGCTTGTGTATCTTCATTAAAGAAAACGTCTTGCATGTATTTTGTTTCAGGAATAGGCCCTAAGGCATAGTCCTTCATGTCAGGTCTAAATTGTGGATCATGATTATCAATTTTCTCACTCCATGGTTCATACTTACTGTAGTATGTTCCACGATAATCTTTGGTTACAAACCATTCATTTGATTCTGGATCAAAAATTGCAATCCTATCTTTGGCGACATCCTCAGGTGGAGCAATTTCTGTTGCATAACCAGGAATCAAATACACTCCTGGTTCTAAAGGTGACTCATCTGCTTCAGATGAAGCCATGAAATAACCATACTGAGGATGGTAGTTATAAATTGTTTTCATGTTATCAATCCAAATAAAGTATACTAATTAATTTCTTTCCCAGCTGTTAGGTAGAATCGAAGCATCTCTGCTGATAGAATCCCAATTGGTAAATGTTCCGCTTAGATATTCTCTTTCAGCCTGCTCAAATCTTACACCAGCAAGCTGTTCTGGTGGGGTGGGCCAATTTGGACTATCGGGCCATCCGTCTGTGCTTGGAAGTGCTCTAACAGCAGCTCTATAAGATGCCCAAGCTGCTTGCTGTTCTGCAGTTCCTGGATAGTCTGCAAGTTGTGTCCAATCAGTTCTTTCTAGTAATTCCTGAACTTTAGCTCTTAATCTAAATTCAGGGATTTTTGTCATACCGTCAATAACAACAGTAGGATCTTCATCTGCAGGTTCTTCTTCAACAACAATATCTCTTTCAGACCATTGAGATGATGCTGCCGTTCCTTCACCAGCAGGAGTCTCTTGCCAGTATAATTCTTTGCCAGCAGTTACTGTTGGCGGTGGCGCAACCATCGTTGAATTCGGTGGAAGAATATATTCACCAGCCTTGCCAGTGGCAACATCAATAGATGTGAGGAATTTTTTAGTAGCTGAGTCGTATGTGTATGCTTTTGCCATTTTTAGAATTTAATTAGTGCTAACATTGCATAATTTTTAGGTCTTGTTTCATTACCACCAGAGTAACTTACACAACCCTCTCCACATGCTCCACAATAATTACTGTTGTCAATTTGTGGATAACAGCCGCAGTCACGACTACCACCATTTTCAACAGAACCTAATCTAATTCTATGGTTGTGAGAGGCAATTTCTTGACCCTGTGATGTATTTATACTTCTACCACTATCCACTCCTCTACCATTGTCCCATCCACGGAAGAACTCCCCACGGTAGTCAGGCAATGTGAACGTGGTGCTTCCATCACCTGATCCATACGCAGTCCCCAAAGTGGCAAATAATGCTGCATAAGTTGTTCTGGAAACATTAGCACCATTTGCTTTTAGAAATCCATCAGGAATTGTATTTGCAGGAAACCAGCAAATAGCACCTGCAGGAACATCACTTCCTTGAAGTGCATCGCCATTTAAGTCAGTTAGTGCTCTTACTTTTAAAACGCTCATGATTCGACCCTAGGTAGTGTTATTTAGTATGAAATGATAAACATCATTGCACGGTTTCTTGGTTTTGTCTCGTTGCTACCAGTATCGTTCATAACAGAACCAGACATGCCGCAAAGATTACTACAATCTACCTGAGGAGCACCGCCATCATCTCTACAGCAACCATTCTCGGAAGTTCCACGTTGAAGAGAGTGTCTGTGAGACTGATAAGCATCGGCTTGTGATGATCCGATCGTTCTAGAACTATCTACGCCTCTACCATCATCCCAACCCCTAACAAAATATCCTCTCAAATCAGGAACGTTAAAGTTTGATCCAGAACCACCATAGGTATAACCAATTGCACCAAATAAATTGGCATAAGTTGATGTTGACAATGATGCACCGTTGCATTTCAAAAAATTTGTCGGAGCAGTGCTGCCAGCATACATGTAAATAAGACCAGCAGCAGTTAATCCACCGAGTAGGTCGTTTCCATCAAAATCAACAATAGATGTTACCTTAATTACGCTCATTTATCTTTCCTCAGAATTTAATGATTGCATGTAGAGCATAGTTTCTTGGTCTGGTTTCATTGCCACCAGTGTTAGCCAAACTATCAGCTCTTACGTTACCTCTTAGGTCGGAGCAGTCTGTACGTGGATAACAGCCACAGTCACGACCACCGCCATTTTCAGAAGATCCAGCATTAAAATTATGGCGGTGAGAGGTAAAGTTATGATCCTGGAAAGAACCAATTGCTCTACCAGAGTCTACACCTCTACCATCATCCCAACCTCTAACAAACTCACCACGAAGATCGGGTACATTAAATGAACCACCAGATCCACCATAGGTATATCCAATAGCAGCAAATAAATTTGCATAAGTTGATGTTGATACCGAAGCACCATTACAGGTCAGGTATCCTGATGGAGTGCTAGAAGATGTGTAAAAGAATACAGTTCCTGCTGGAGTACCGCCACCAATTAGGCTGTTTCCATCAAGATCCTGAATATCGTTTACTTTAAGAATACTACTCTGTGACATAATTTTTAATTAAACTACTACCCAAGTTGTTCCTGAAGGAACTGTGACAGTGACGCCAGAATCAATCTGCACGGGACCAATACTCATATAGTTTTGGTTGGCTAATAATGTAGTGTTAGATGTAACATTTTGATCTTGGCGCATGATGTTTCCACCACCACCAATTCCAATTTCCTGTGACATAATACCCCCTAGAAACTAAGGTTTGAAGTATTTATACTTCTTCCGCATCAGCATAATACGGAAGAGATTTTAAGTGTGTATAAGCCTGTGCAAGGATGCTTTGATCACTCGCAGGATCAATCATAAATTTGATACCATCATTAAATTCTAACGATGCTGCAGTATCACTGTCTGTAGGACTCTCAGAGAATCCTCCAATAGCCTTCATACCTTCATCCCTTGCCGCTTTCGAGGAAAAGATTTGAATAGTAATGTGACCAATGTATCCCTTTTTCCAATTAATTTCATCTCCAAGATCACCACCAGTTAATCCATCCTCTCTGGAGGAATCTGCTGGTGGTGTAATATCTTGCATTCTTTTGGTTGTTTTCACATCACTGATTACATGGTATGCATTTGAAGCAGTAAGTCCAGTACCAGGAACTTCAAAATCTCTAATTAGTGCCATTTCACTCTCCTAGTTTAGCTTTTAGATCGTTGATTTCTTGTCTCATGGTATTTATAAGTTGATTCTGTTCTTTAACTGCTTCAATCAATAGTGCAGTTAGGTTTCCATATTCAACCGAGTACTCATCAGTATCTTCAGCATAATTAACAACTTCAGGAACAACCTTTTCAACTTCTTGTGCAATTAAACCAATCTTGGTTCCTTCTGTACGTTGGTGTGAAGTGGTGTTCCACTCATAAGTTACACCGCGTAGATTTAGAACCTTATCAAGGGCACTTTCAATGGTCTCAACATTTTTCTTAAGTCTACCATCAGAAGCAGCAACAACAGTTCCAGTTGAATAGATGTTGCCAGAAACATACAATCCATAAGAAGCAGATGATGTTGATGTATTGACAGATGTGCAATTATTATTTTTATTATGATAGAGAACCCATCTACTTGAGTCCTGAATATAGATTCCACCATTTGCAGAACCATCAAACATAAGGTGTGGTCTTCCAACTGGCTGGCTAAAGGCAATACCATAATAACCACCTCTATTACCAAGAATGTTCATTGAGCCATAGCTCGTTTGTGCGTTAGGATAGATGTGCCAACCGTTAGTGCTAGAATAATAACCAGAGGTGTTTGTCAATTGCCAAGCTTGCTTATAAGTGTAACCAGAATTATTATAAGCAAATCTCCAATATTCTGTACCTAGATCTTCATTCTGGAAGATACGAATGCCACCATAGCTAGTTTGAGCACCCATACGGATACCAGTGTGCCAGCTTAGATCAAGTTTGGTGTAGTTACCACCTACGTTATTAAGGTTGGTTCCGATGTAGTAATTACCGTTAGCATCGCTGTTACCACCACCGAAGAACAATCTAGTGGAAGATACAGAGCTGTATGCGTTATTACTGTAGTTTCCTCCAATTAGAAATCTATTGGTGGTTCTAATGTCATTGGTAAGTTCAGTTTCACTATTGGTACATCTTACAGACCATGAACCGTCTGCAGATAGTAAACCAAATCCAGTGGTATCAGTGTAGAGCCATCCTTGGATATTTCCACCATATCCAGCTCTGAGCCTGATGCCCATAGTGGTGGTGGAAGTGTTGGTTGTAGCAAGGTTCCAATAGTTTGCAGAATCAGAATACCAATGGTTACCAGTTGCCTGGTTGTATAGACCCCTACCAGAAACATTATTTCTAAACCACTGGTTAGAATAAACCTCATTAACGCTAGAAATATTAGCATTAATAGTAAGATTACCACTTAATGTACCACCAGTTAGAGGTAGTGCATAAGAACTATAATTACCGCTATCAAGTACATCAACATAAGAAGAATAAGCACTTGCAGAACCAAAAGATTGCTGCCAGATTCTTATTCCAAAACCATTCTTCTTGAACATGATGAGGTTATCAGATCCACCAGAAGAGTCTGTATAAGATCTTAGGTGTAAGAAGTCAGCATAAGGAGAAGTGTTATTATTAGCCCAGGAAGTAAAGCCAAACTGTAATGATTCTGCAGCTAAGGAGTTTGGTTCAATAACACGGTCATCTTTAAAGCGTAGCTGACCATTATTACCACTTGCAGTTAGGCGTCCAGTGATATTACCAGAGAAGGTAGCAGTAATCGTACCAGCATTGAAGTTACCAGAAGCATCACGTCTTACAATAGTATTTGCAGTGTTTGCATTAGTTTGCGTATAACCTTGGAGATAGTTAGCGTTGAGGTTGGTAACCTGTGTGGTTGAGATTACTTGTAGTGGTGCAGTTCCTTGTGCAACATCAGAGATTAGTCTGGAACCAGTGATAGTACCAACAACATCGAGGTTGCTGTTGGTTAGAGTCATCATGCTGGTGGTTCCACCATACCAGTTATGAATCTGATTTGTGCTAGGAACTGAATACCAAAGTGTATTACCATTAATACCTAATGCATAATCAACCTGAGATGCGCTGAGAGTTCCATATAAGACTAACTTAGTACCAACACTTCTGGTGGTAAATGCAGGAGCAGCAACACCATTATTGGCCCAATTGATCCAGTTACCAGTAGAACCATTCAGTAAGATAGTAGCAGAGGTGGCAGAGAATCCACCGCTAGCAATGAGTCTTGTACCAGTGATCTGACCAGCAGCAAAGTTACCAGAAGCGTCTCTAGCAACAACCTTGGATGCAGTGTTGGATGATGTAGCATCAACTGCCCAAGTGGTGCTAGCAGAGTTGTTGAAGTTGCTGCCAGTTAGGTATGAACCTCTGGTTAGGGTGTGGTTAAGTGAACCTGTGAAGTTGTTAGCAGTAATAGTTCCCGTGCTTGCTGTGATGTTACCAGAGAAGGTAGCATTACTTGCAACGGTTAGAATGTTTGCAGCTAATGTTCCAGCGGCTTGGTTAATATTAGTGTTAAAGGTACTGATACCAGTTACAAGGAGGTTGTCAGATTCGGTAGTTCCTGTTACATTAATACCATAAGCAGCGGTTGCTAATTTCAGGGAGTT